AAACCAAAAATCAGCTCTCAATATATTGTCAAAACATATTCGTAATATATCTGAACATATTAAACACGATGAATTTCAATTACAGCGTATAAGAGAAGACCAACAAATTTTAATGGATGAAATTGAAAAATTAAGGAAGGATATAAGTTATATACATAGTAGAATATCCGAAGATTCTTTTGATATTAGGGGTAGAGGTCGAGAAGATTTAAATCAGTATTATGATGAAGATAATGATTTATTTTCGTCCAATAATGAATCTAGTGATGGTATAAGCGATAATGAAGATATAGACGACACTTCATATGAATATAATGGACTCGATTAAAATGGAATATAATCGATTAAAAAGTAATAAAATATTGATTATAAATGAACTATAACTAATAATATTATATAATTAATAATTAGTCTTTTTTCTATACCATATATATAATATTATAATATTCGAATAATGAAATCGAAAAAATCTTCGTCTAGATTTACTGGAAGTTCTGATATTCTTCATAACAAATATGTTCTATACATTTCTTTCTTTTTCGCTATTGTAACTGCTGCTGGATATTTATTAAGAAATAATTTAGAAGCTATTTGCATTTTTGTTATTATAGGATTTTTAACTACCTACTTTAGTAAAAATATGATTATTGTTTTATTGGTAACAACTATTGCTACCAATTTTATTGTTCTAATGAAAAATAAAAATAGTTCAATGATCGAAGGGTTGACAACAGCCGAAGAACCAACAGATAATGCACCTCCATCTGCACCTACCAAACATACTACTCAGGAAGTGGATATAGCACCGGTTAAATCTGCCACCGAGACATTAACATCAAATAAAGGTAAGACCAAGGCCAACACCGAAGGTTTATCGAATTTAAGCCCAGCTCCCGTAGAGAGTGAAGGAAACTCTATGCTCGATTTACAAAAAGGTATGGCAAAAGGATATGGCGATCAGAAAGAGCAAGCATATAAGGCGCTGTCAAGTTTAGGAGGCGCCGGGGCAGGCGCTTCAACATCGAAGGTAAGTGCTGAAACTTTGAGTCAGCAAACTGAGATGATTAATAACTTGAAGAGTATTCAACCCATTCTAGACACGGCAGAGAAATTTCTTGATAAATTTGAGAACAGCTCTATAAGCAAAATGTTTTCCAATATGGGAAGTATGCCAGGAATGTCATTACTCACTGGCGGTTTAGGAAAAACAGCAAGCCCTGCAGGTCCCGTCGGCGCCGAATCGTAGATTCAAAAAACACGATGAATGGGAGATGCGGGAGAAATGCCATAATTCATAATTCATAATACATAATACATACTGTAATTTATAATATAAAAATATATAATATACATATTTTTATATAATGACTCGTAAATGTCCACCAGGGGTAATATGTTTTGAAAATATTACGCTTGTTATGTTTTTCATTATCGCTTCTATCATTATATATTTAGCATATTCAAGGTCCACGTCAAATAGTGGAGGCGGCAACAATGCTACCAATAGCAGTAATAACAATAATAACAATAATAATGGTAGCATAAATGGCGCAGTTATAAGTTCGCTGGGCGGCGGTGGAGGATACCTCGATTTAATACCAAGAATCAGTTCTGGATATACACGCGGGCCTGCAGATGTGTTATTAAATCCGTATACTCCACCGCTAAGAGATGATAGATATTTTAATATGGGATTTGGAGGCGGTGGTGGTGGCGGAGGAATACCGATTAATGTTTCTACACGGTCTGTTAACTCGGCATATAGACAGGTCGGTATATTAACACGCGTAAATGGTGCTGAAACTATTCTATCTCTTATGGGGCGTCCGCTTTTCCCAAGCCAGGATAAATGGCAGTTCTATACAATGAGTGATAAAAATCAATCTGTTAAATTACCCGTGACGTATAAAAAACGTAGCTGTACGAGCGACCAAGGGTGTGACAATATATACAACGGCGATACTGTATATGTAGAAGGATATAACGACGCATTTAAGGCAACGATATATGATAACGCCATTCAATATTCTATACCATATTACTAGGCGAAATTATGAATTAATATAATTATTTATACATCCGGAAAATCCTCCATCTATTTTTATATATGCGCAGTTATAATTTCCATTTTTTTTTATAGTCTTCCAAAGATTTACTAAATGAGTTTTATCTGTAAATGTATCCATTGTTATACTGCAGCCGTTTTCAAATTTACTCTCAACAACTGACTTTGTCTCTATAACTCTACAGTCTTGACCATATTTTTGCATAATTGTTAAAATTTCTCTACAATTTTGTTGGGTAGAATTTGATACACTTATTTCTGTGCTCATTATATTTATATTTATATTTATAGCAATGAATTATATTTATAGTAATGAATTATAAATATAATATATATGGGTTTATATTGGTTTATATGGGTTATATTAAATTATAATACATCGCATACATCGCATACATCGCATACATCGCATATAATATTTGTATAACAGTTTAAACAGATATTACTATATTTATATAGCTACATACATTTTCAGTTCGCATTCGCACTGACACTACACCCAATACAATATATAACACAAGATGTTTCCAATGCCAAATTTGGGCGGGATTGGTGATATTATACTAATACAAAATTTGAAAACAGGGATTTATTATATTGATATTGCGATTATTCTATTATTTTTATGTTTACTACACCATAATGAGATATATACACACACACTTAAATTTATTAATTTCGTATATTCAATGAACCAGGAATCAGTAAATCAAATGACGGTTAATTTGACAAAAGGAGATATGCATCGGATTCTATATCAAGGTCATCAATATGCTGTTGGCTATTCATCTATAAACATAGTTGTACACTATCCCGAACCAATTATTCACGTACTTGATTATTATTCTGATAAAATAGATTCAAACAAACAAAAAACAGAAAAAACAGATGCAACAGCACTTGCTATCAATAATTTATGCTCCTGTGATGTAAATAGTATGATATATTGTTGCACTGATTGCATTTATGCGCCAAAAAATGATAAAACCGATACAAACAAGAAAAATGTCAATCAGATAGCAAATCTGCGTTATGTAGAAGTAGTAGACAAAAATAATAATGCTGCGAAAATATATATTCCGCGAACGAATTTACCGATTGAAATCGAGAACGGGATTTATTTACTAACTGAGAAAGTACACACACATCGCGAAACTAAAAATTCGGATTTCACAGATTATAAGAAGGTCAATTTCACGCTAATGATGGATAAAAAACACGATATAAGCGTTATATATAATTTCATATCAAAGTGCGAGAAAGTGTATAATAAAAAAATAGAGGACAAAATGATGGGGAAAATATGTATTTATGAATTTTTACAAAGTGAATCTGGTAGCGGCGGTTCAAAATACAACGATGATGATAATTATGGAGGCAATAGACAGGACCAGCGATTGTCTAATATTCTGTGCTCTGAGTACCAGCTAAATACGACAAAAGATTTGCGGAAGAATTGTTTCTTTACGGATGTAGATAAAATAATAAAGCGTATCGACTTTTTCATAAATAATAAAGCGTGGTACGAGGCGCGCGGTATACCGTATCAACTTGGATTACTTTTTTATGGTCCACCAGGGTGTGGTAAGACGTCGACCATCAAGGCTATTGCACGGGAGTTGGACCGGCATATTATTAATGTAAATGATATTGATAAAATTAAAAAAGTATCGGATTTGAAGAATATATTTTACGGGGATTATATTAATGGTCGCCATATTCCTACAAATAAAAGGATATATGTGATTGATGAGTTTGATAAAATATTAGACACTATTGGGGAAGCGCCAATGAATGCAGCAGCAGCGGCGGCGGCGGCAATGGGTGTTATGCGCGCCAATCTACTAAATGGAGTTATGGGTCTTGAAGCGTGCGATAGTGGTGTCATTTCAGTAGATAGTGATAGTGATAGTCGTGGGAATGGTAGTGGCGGTACGGGAAGTGGTGGTAACGGCGGCAATGATACATCGCAAGGACAAGGACAGGGGCAAGATTCAGTAAAAAAGAAACGCAAAAATGAAAACGGAGTGATTGGCCCTGTGGGATTAATGAAAGCAAAATCTGTAATTAATGATGCGGATATATTGACGATAATGGATGGACTTGTAGAAACGAGCGGGAGAATCATTATATGTACAGCAAATGATCCGAGTAAAATTAGTGAGGCATTTAAACGTCCTGGAAGACTAGATGAGCATATCGAGTTTACAAAATGCACACGAAAAATGATATGCGATTTATTGGAGTTATTTTATGCTACGAAATTGAGCGATGAACAACGGGATAAATTGTATCATAGCGATAATAGTAAAATTGAATATAAATTTTCTCCCGCGGAAGTGAATAAGATGTGCTTTAATAATGTAGATATTACAGGGGATACACCGAATCTAAAAAATATAGATGAAGTTATTCATAAAATGGTATCCTTGGCGGGCTGCGATTAACCAGCGATTAACTGACGAATAACTGATGAATAATAGTATAATATGATTTTTATACTATTATTTTTATACAATGTGCATATACTTTGTAAATAATATGCGAAATTATAATGCTAAATTATAATAATTATAATACTAAATTCAATATTTAAGCCTGATGAACAAATGAAACCCTTTTAGGTTCATCGTGAGAATAATGCTTCCTCGTTTTGCCGATACCTGGATGGTAAGATTTATATGATTTACGGTTTTTTTTGGATTTAGATTTAGATGAAGATGAACCGCCAACTGCAGTTCCAGATACTGAATTGAGTTTCTTTTTATATTGTTCTAATTTTGCTTTAGCGGTTTGTAATTCTAGGTTCGCTGCATCAACCTTGGATCCAAACTTATCCCAGTTGATATCTGTAGTAACGGGGGTTGCACTTTTTAAAGTATTGAACTCGTTAGTTATATCCTCATTAGTCTCTCTCATTTTGTCAATTTGTTTTTGAAGTAATACTTTAAGTTCTTCTGGTGACTTTTGTGTCTCTGCTGCTGCTGCTGCTGTTGTTGTTGCTGCTGCTGCTTTTGCTAGATGGGTAGGAGATAATGATGAGTCTGTTCCTGTTGCTAATTCATGCTCTTGCTGTTGCTGTTGCTGTTGCTGTTGCTGTTGCTGTTGCTGTTGCTGTTGCTGTTGCTGTTGCTGTTGCTGTTGCTGTTGCTGTTGCTGTTGCTGTTGCTGTATCTCTTTCTGGACGTACGCGGCGCGTACTGCGTTTGCCGCCTGCATCTCCTCACGTCTAGCAGCAGCATCATCAGTAGCAGGAGGAGGAGGA